TAGCGAATATGATCGCGTGATTGAGGCGTTGTTGCTGTTGGGTGAGGATGCACGGCTGGTGTGGGCGGTGGCGGTCAGTGCCGCTAGGCGTGCCAGAGGGCCGGCATGGACGCAGTTAGGAAAGATGTTGGGGATGCATCCAAGGACGGTTAAGCGAAGGTTCGAGAGGTCGTTGCTGGAGTTGTGGTTTAAGATTTCAGTTCGGTGATTAGGTGATGAAGCTCTGTTGAGCGTTGGTTGATTAGTTCAATAAGTTCTTGGCGTAGGTCAGGTATGCCACGGTCACCCGTGAGCCAGCGTTGTACTGAGCGAGGCGCAACGCCAAGGTCACGGGCAAGGTCGGCTTGCCAGCGTGGGCCATAAAGCGCTACGCCTATCTTTTCCAATAGTGAGCGGGTCATGCGTTTGATTGCTCCTCGTAGCCGTCTTCAAGTTTTAGAATTAACCCGTTGAGATACATTATTAATGCATCATCAACTTTTCCTGTATAATTTTTTGTGTGCCAATCAGCCTTCTGTTTTAAAGCTAATATTATTGTGTCTATATCCTCTTTTGTTAGTTGTTTTGCAAAGGCTTCTTGAAACATTTCGTCTTGCATAACGTTGTCATATTCGGCTTGTTCTAAATTAATTTGAACTGTTAAACCGTTTAGCGATGCGTTAAGGACTTCACCTGTTAAGCAAACCTTATTTTGACTACCTATGTACACGTTTAAATCCTCTGCGCGAATATTTATGATTTCTTGCAACTGTTGTATTGTTAGATTTTTTATATCCATTGAAGATAAATCAACCATTTTCATTCCCCTAACTTTTGGTTATCCAGTTTTGATAATGAAGGGGTCATGCTTCTACAATCATATCATCAAAAAATTCTTTAGCATTTTCGGCTTCACCATGCTTTTCAAATAGCTCTAATGCTTCTTCTTTTGTTAGCGAAATCAAACCACGCCCTTGCGTTTTTGTGTTTCCGGTTACCGTTGGGAATCTACTCAAAGCACCGCCAGCACCAGCTATAAAAAATGCACCTTTTTTTGTTTTATAAAGAGCGCTTATTTCCCACTTAAAATCGGAATTAGGTAATGCGTTTCCAGTCTCGCAAATGAAATTTGCCGTATCTGTGTTGTAAAGTTTACCGTCTATAACTTTTTTCATTTCATTCCCCTAAGTTTTAGTTATCCAATTTTGATGTCGCGTTTCGTCAGTTCGATGCTGGATGTAAGCGTCAATCGCGTGTATCGCTTCATCGCAAGTTTTTGCTAAAACTTCTTTGCTTGGCACTTCATCAATAAATTGAAAATCGTAAATTATAATCGGGTTAACTGGGTCATTGTCTCCAAACACAAAGTCAGACAAAATCTCCTTTTCGTCTTCGTACCCCCACTTGGCTATAAGCTCTGGTGCTAAACGGTGTACGATGTAGCCTTGTTCATCGTCTGTATACGGGTCACTGCCCACTATCCATTTGTTTTTCATTTATTATGCTCCCAATTGCTTTACTTCTTCATGAACGTTATCAACTTCTTCTTTTATCTCGTCTGCGTCTGTAAAATTATCTAAAAATATTGTTGTCATAAGTCCAAATTTTTCAAATGACTTTCCTTGTTTTTCAAAAAGTTCGAGATCAATCGAAGCTCCCTCGGCGTCTTTTTTTAACTCCCAAGTGATACTTCTCTCAGGGCCGCCAAAACTTTTCGGGGCTACAGCACTACTTGCAGTTAAATAATCTCGATGCTTAGTTGCTGGGGAAGTTTCCCAACCTTTATTTTGGAAATTCTCGATTATTATATTTTCAGCCTGTTTATATTTCATTTTTCTTTCTCCCAATCTTTTAACGCAAACTGTTGAGCAGTGCTTATAAGTTCCTCTGCAATTTCTTCCGTAGGTGCGGCGGCATATGCGCAGTGCATAACCGTTGTCATAATTCCGGCAAGCGCATCTTTTAAGTCGCTGTGGTTGTCGTCGCCTAAAGTTTTATGGATCTTTTCGAGCGCTTCTAACCCGGCGTTTACGCCGATTGAATAGTTTTCTTCGGTATTCATCCGACTAACTCCCATGAAATATGGTTTCCGTTCGCTTTCTTTTTACCGCCTTGGTCTAAATAAATCCAATTACCGCGCTTCACGCCCTCGAATTTTTCTTGCCCCACCGGGTAGGGTTTGCGGCGTGATCCACCCCAGATGGTATAAAAACCTGTGACTTTTTGTTCGTCTTTGGACGGTTCAACTTTTCTGCAATTTTCGAGAAGTGTTTTTTGTTCGATAGCGTTTAAACTATTCCACTCATTCACAAGCTCTCCAGGGTCATAAAAATCAACTTTATTATACCAAGTGCCGCCGCTATGATGCCATTCCGAAGGCTTCCAAAATCCAGCCTTTGCTAGGCGGATTGCGTCCGCCTTGGTGCCCCTCCAGCATACCCGCCTTAAATCCTCGGAGGCAATTTGTGAAAGTGGTTTTATGCCGTCTTCGTAAGCGTCGAGGGCGTTGTTGCTCATGCCTTCGGTGTAATTATATCCAGCCATTTTACACGCTCCAAAAGGCGGTTACGCCTTTATCATCGTGAGCAAAGTACACATCGCCCCCATATTTTAAGTCGCGTAAGTAAGATTTATAATTAAAATAATATTTAAGATTTTCGGGAACCTCTGCGAGCAATCCGGTATTTTCTACAAATTCCTCAACCCACTCAATCTCAGTGTTTGTATTCCCCGCGTATGCTTCAATTGCGGTATCAAAATCTGCGCTTCCATCAATGTAGTCTAGATATAGCTGAACAATATCTTTCTCATAGTCATCTAACTTAATCCAATCGAAAATTTTATTGTCTATTCCGCACTCCGAATAAAGGGCCTCAGGAAATCCTTTGTACCCTTGGAACATAAGTTCGGGGTCGTGCTCGTCTTTGTGTAACTCTCGGCAAGCCTCTAAAAAATCTTCCTTGTCGCTATAATCTTCTAATTGCAACCAAGCGCCCTTGATGCTTCCGTTGTTATATTTTTCATATGTTCCAACATATAACGCTGGTTGTCCGTGTTTTGTTGTTGTATTGTTTTCTGTAGTCATTATTGATAACTCCATTTATCAGTTCTGATCAGCACTTTGGGAGGCGTTACAGCGCCCCCTAGTGCGTTATTTCCAATTCTTTTCCCAATTTTGAACGATCAATAATTTTTTAGACACGATTCAACCTCGGTATAGGGGTCCATTCATAAACACCGCCTATAAGTTCACCGTCTTCCATAAAATTTATAAAATCATTGGCTATTAATTCTTGTTTATTAAAATCAAAACGCTTGGCCATTTCGTCTATTTCTTTACGGCTAAACAACGGTGATGGAAAAACTGTTGACCCATCTTGGAACCAGATTTTGTAGAATTTATTTTTCTTCATTTGCTCACTCATTTGTTAATACTGAATGTTTTTCAAATCCATGTTGCTTTTTCTTTGAACTGTATTTGCTTCTGATCGATTAACCACCGTGGAACAAAAATTACATCATCTTTGAATGGATGAATACGTATTTGTGACTTCGGAAGCACAGCTTCACTGCCGTCATAACATTTAATGGCTATTGCCTTTTCACTAATGTTTTTTAATTCTCTAAACCTTACAATGTGAAATGGTTTTTTTTTCATTATAAATCGGCCTCCTTTGCCGTGTTTGCTTGGCCTAGTTGCCAACGCATGGTCTATATATAATGACCATTATATTAATTGTCAATACAAAATATACATTTTTTTTACGTGTTATATAAAATATCTTTTTTGTAGACACGATGTCCACGAAATGATATTGTTTTTTTGTAAGCTTCAGAGGGTAATATATAACGGGTTAAATCAACGCTGTTGCACCGTTGCCAATACGCGCGATACCCCCCCAAAGTTTATGAAATTCAGGTTTATTACCTGAATTTTTATTTATTTAATCAATCACTTACACGTTTTGGTAGCAAACCAGTAACAAAACACCGTTTTAGGGCGGGGTATGATTGCGCACAGACCACCCCCCACCCCCCGCGAGGTAGGGCGCTGTTGCTATAGCGTATTAACCCGTTGGCAAGTGAGGCTCTGACACTCTGATGGCGACACCAGCATATACACGAAAAGAGGGTCAAAACCCTCGCGGCGGCCTCAACCGTAAAGGTCGCGCAAGCTACAAACGCGAGACGGGCGGCACGCTCAAGCCGCCGGTCAAATCAGGCGACAACCCGCGTAGGGCATCATTCCTCGCGCGCATGGGCAACATGCGTGGCCCAGAGCGCGACACCAAGGGGCGTCCCACAAGGCTTTTGCTCTCACTCCGGCAGTGGGGCGCCTCTTCTAAGGCCGACGCCCGTACCAAGGCCCGAAATATTAGCAAACGAAACAAGGTAAAAAAGTGATGTCTGCCAAAAAGGCTACTAAGGCAAATATGCAAGTAATTTGTGACGGATTGGCTCAAGGTAAAAGCCTTCGTTCTGTGTGTGCCAGCGACTCCAAATTACCGCATTGGGTGAATGTTCTGAAAGCTGTTCAAAGAGATGAGAACTTTTACGAGATGTACTCTCGCGCACGCGCAATTGGTGCTGAAGTATTATCAGACGAAATGCATGACTTGGCCGCTTCACCTTTGCCAGAGGGTTTAGATCCTAAATTGGCTATGGCTGAGATACAGCGTCGGCGTATCGAAGTGGACACAAAGAAGTGGACGTTCTCAAAGATGCAACCGCGAGGCGTGCGTCACAAAAAACAGGACATTGAACAGCAAGGCGGTGAGGTAACGCTGGTTTGGGGAGAGCAAAAAAAAGAACAAGCCGAAATCGTAAAATTGGTTCAAAAGAAGAAAGAGGTTTCCTAATGCCAGGATATAGCGCAAAGCAAATGAAACTCGCACAAGTGGCAAAGCCACGCGATAAGTTGGATGCAAAAGATTTTAGCATGCTCCGTCGCAACCGCAAAAAGAAGGATATGAAAAATGTACGGCAAGCCTAGCAAGAAAAAGCCAAAAGAGAAAAAATCAATGATGGGCGCGTATGGCAAAAAGTAAGGTTAACCAAGCCGGGAACTATACAAAACCCGGCATGCGCAAACGCCTGTATCAATCAATTCTAAGACGCGCAACCCACGGCACAGCCGCCGGCAAATGGTCAGCCAGAAAAGCCCAGCTACTAGCGAAAACTTATAAAGAAAGAGGGGGTGGCTACCGTGATTAGCAAGAAGCAAGAAAAGACCCTCAAGCAACACAGTGTGCATCACAGCAAAAAACACATGTCCATGATGCGCCAGATGATGGAACGCGGCGCAAGTTTCTCAAAGGCTCACAAAGCCGCGCAGAAAAAAGTAGGCAAGTAATGCGCTCACCCCAGCGCTCACTGAAAAACTGGTCAAAGCAGAACTGGCGAACCAAGAGCGGAAAGAAAAGCTCAGAAACAGGTGAGCGCTATTTGCCAGAGGCGGCAATCAAAAGTTTGAGCGCCGCTGAATACGCGGCAACCACCGCCGCCAAGCGGCGAGATAAAAAGGCCGGAAAGCAATTCAGCCGACAACCTGAAAGCATAATGAGGAAAACACGGCGCTTTAGATGAAGACGATTGAAATTGATTATACACCAAGGCCATTGCAACAAGAGTTGCATGCCATGCTTGACCAAAACCGTTTCAACGTACTGGTCATGCATCGCCGGTTTGGTAAGACGGTGTGTGCTATCAATCACCTTTTGAAACGCGCAATCGAGGAGACAAAGCCTAACCCGCGCTTGGCATACATAGCGCCCACATACCGCCAAGCAAAAAACGTGGCATGGGATTATCTAAAACAGTTTAGCGAAAAGATCCCCGGCACGAAATACCATGAGACTGAACTGCGGTGTGACTTGCCAAACGGCGCACGCATTTCGCTTCTTGGATCAGAAAATCCCTCATCCTTGCGCGGCATCTATCTCGATATGGCCGTGATGGATGAAGTAGCAGACATGCCGGAAACTATTTTTCCAGAGGTCATACGTCCAGCGCTTTCAGATAGAAAAGGTTCGTGCGCGTTCATAGGCACGCCACAAGGTCACAATTATTTTCATGAGCTTTGGGAAGCCGCCGCCTCAACAGATGGGTGGGCGCGCAAAATGTACAAGGCGAGTGAAACAAACTTGCTTGATCCCGACGAGCTAGAGGCCGCCGCGGCGACGATGACGGAGGATCAATACAACCAAGAGTTTGAATGCTCATGGGTTGCGAATGTTCCCGGCTCTGTGTACGGCAAGGAGTTACAGGAAGCAGATGATCAAAACAGAATTACCGCTGTCCCTCATCTCAAAGATCACAAAGTTTCAACTTTTTGGGATATTGGCATGCATGATTACACCGCAGTTTTTTTTCTGCAAGAAATTCATCGAGGCGTTATTCATGTCATTGATTTCTATCAAAACCAAGGCGAAGGCTTGCCGCATTATATCCGCGAACTTGATCAAAAGGGTTACGTGTACGGCAACCATTATGGGCCGCACGATCTGGAGGTACGCGAACTTGGTACGGGTAAAAGCCGTCGTGAAGCGGCGTACAACTTGGGACTCAATTTCCGCGTGGTTCCGCGCCTTCCGTTAGAGGACGGGATACACGCGGCACGCATGTTGATTCCGCGTTGTCATTTTGATCGTGACAATTGCCGAGAGGGTTTGGAAGCGCTCAGACACTATCATCGAAAATACAATGAGCGCACGAGATCATTTCGTGATCAGCCAGTGCATGACTGGTCATCCCATGCCGCTGATGCGTGGCGCACAGCCGCAATTGGTTTGGAGAATGTCGCCACAAAATTTAGTAAGCCGCCACAGCAAAGAGCGGTCATGGATTACAACCCGTTTTCACACCAAGGAGCCGCATGATGGGCGTACCCGGAATATTGAAACCTCAAACTCCTGATATCCCTACACCGCCGCCGCCACCGCCGCCACCGCCTGATCCACCTGTTCAGCCAACGAGAGCGGTACAGCCCACAGCGCCAGCAAGCACGCAAGACCCTGACGATAACGTCAAGCGTCGAGTGCCAAAGCGCGGTATCCGTGCGGCACGTCAAACAGGTGGCATGGGTGTAACCAATCAAGCGCCAACTAGAAGGCGTGGCTTGTATGGCAGTGTGCAAACGCCGCGCCAGCTTGAGCAAGCACCGACGCGCAAGAAAACATTATTAGGTGGATAATGGCAGATGATCCACGCGCCACCGCGCTTCTCAAACGCTATTCGACGTTACAAACACAGCGTCAGCATTGGGAGTCACACTGGCAAGAAATAGCGGATTTTATTGTCCCGCGAAAAGCTGACATCACGAAGAAGCGCACAGCCGGCGACAAGCGTACAGAACTTATATTTGATGGCACGGCGATACATGCGGCTGAACTGATGTCGGCCTCACTTCACGGTATGCTCACAAATGCCGCTACACCGTGGTTTAGCCTTCGGTATGAAAATGATGAACTCAACGGCGATGATGAGGCGAAAGAATGGTTGGAGGGTGCAACCGATGTTATGTATCAGCACCTTCACAGATCAAACTTCCAAGAGCAAATCCATGAACTGTATTCGGATCTGGTGACATTCGGCACGTCGATCATCTTTATCGAGGACAATGATAAAGACGGCTTGCGGTTCAGCACCCGCCACATTGCTGAGTGCTATGTATCAGAAGATCAACACGGGCGCGTTGATACGGTTTACAGAAAGTATAAGACAACGGCGCGTGCGGCGATAAGACAATTTGGTGAGGCGAACGTCACACAACGCATTTCTAAAATGTCAAAGGATGATCCGTATAACACGGTTGAGTTGTTGCATGTTGTTATGCCGCGCGAGGATCGCAATCCTCAGAAAAGAAACACGACCAACAAACCCTTTGCATCAATTTATCTTGATCCCACTGACAAAAAGGTGATTGGCGAAAGCGGGTATGACGAGTTCCCGTACTGTGTACCGCGTTTTCTCAAAGCCTCATTTGAGATAGGCTATGGCCGATCCCCGGCAATGACGGCATTGCCTGATACAAAAATGGTCAACAAAATGTCTGAGATCGTAATAAACGCATCTCAGCTACAAATCCATCCTCCGCTCATGGTGCCTGATGATGGGTTCATGTTGCCCGTCAGAACAACCCCCGGCGGTCTAAACTTTTATAGATCCGGCACGCGAGACAGGATCGAACCTTTAAATATTGGGGCAAACAATCCTGTCGGTGAAAACCAGTTGGAGCAAAGGCGGCAAGCAATCAGAGCCGCGTTTTATGTTGATCAACTCATTCTTGGCACTGGCCCACAGATGACGGCAACCGAGGTCATACAGCGCACAGAAGAAAAAATGCGATTGCTTGGCCCTGTGCTTGGCCGTCTGCAAGCAGAATTGTTACAGCCTCTTATCGACCGCTCGTTTGCAATTCTCTCACGCCAGAAAAAGTTTCAACCCGCACCCGCTCAACTCCGTGCCGGCAACATAGATATTGAATATGTATCGCCGTTGGCCAAAGCACAACGATCTGGTGACGTGCAAGCTATCTTGCAGATGCTTGAGTTCCTAATGCCGCTGACAAACATTGATCAATCAGTGCTTGATTATCTGGACATTGATGGGCTTGCCAAACACATCATCAAGACCACTGGCACACCGGCGACTGTGGTGAGAGGCGAAGGTGAGGTTTCAGACATTCGTGAAAACCGTGCCGCTCAGATGGCACAGCAAGCCGAGATGCAAGCAATGTCACAAATGGCTGAAGCCGCTGGCGCCGCCGCGCCGGCGCTTCGCGCAGTTGATGAAACAGACGTAGACCTTGAGGCTCTAGCAGAAGGTGCGGCATGACCCCAGACGAGTTGAAGGCAACATATAAGTCGGTGCTGAATAGCGATGACGGACTTCGTGTGATGAATGATTTATCATCGCGGTTTGGACTTTGGAAAACAAGCTACACACCGAACAGCGATGAAACAGCATTTCGTGAAGGTCAGCGTGACGTTGTTTTATTTTTACTCAACATGATTAACGAAAACAAAAAACCACAGGAGGAATAAACTTATGTCAGACGAACAGGTAACGGATGTTCCAGCGGAAGCTGGGGAGGCACCGTCTGGAACAGACGACTTTAGATCAATGATTCCGATGGAGTATCGGGATCACCCAAGCCTAGCGACTTACAAAGATGTGGGGTCGATGGCAAAATCACTTATTAACGCGCAACAGATGGTTGGCGCTGAAAAAGTACCTGTGCCGGGATCATGGGCGACAGACGAGGATTGGAACAGTGTATATTCCAAACTAGGCCGCCCCGAAGAAGCAACGGGTTATGAATTAGAAAACGCTGAACCCGGTGAAATGCTAGACTGGTTTCAAAACACCGCGCACGCGGCTGGTTTGAATCCACGACAGGCGCAACAGATTTTTGATCAATATAATGAATACATAGGCACCGCTTCATCTGCTAGTGATGAACAGGTCGAGGCTCATCGCACGGGTATCGAAACAGAACTGCGTCAAGAATTTGGCAATCAGTTTGAAAACAAAATGCATGCCGCGAATGATTTGTTACAAGAGTTCGATGCTCCTGACCTGACAGAAATTCAATTGGCTGATGGCACGCTTCTTGGTGACAATCCAGAGCTTGTTCGGCTGATGGTGCGTATTAGCGATTTTGTGAGTGAACAAATCAGCGAAGACGGATTGGCTGGCCGAGATAGCCGCCCAAATCTATCAGATCAGGATATACAAAACCGTGTGAGCGAATTGACCAAAAAGGATTCGCCCTATTGGGCAAAAATGCATCCTGATCATTCGCGCTTTGTTGATGAGGTTTTGCAACTCAGGGAGCAATTACATGGATGAACAAGAACTTAGATTAGAGTGTTTGAAAATGGCGGTTGAATTTGGATCAGCACGAACTGTGAATGATCCCATTGAGCTTGCCAACAAATACATGGACTGGATAAAAAAATCCGCTGATAAGCCAAAGGCCCAGCGGCGCAAGCCTGTGAGTAAGGCGGGGTAGTTGGCCTAACCGACAGTGAGCCACCCTGACGGGTGACAACCCACGCAATCTTTCAACTTAACCTGTAGGAGCATGTGTAATGTCTACACAAATAACTACTGCATTCGTGAATCAATTTTCATCGAATGTGCAAATGCTCTCTCAGCAAATGGGAAGTTTGCTAAGAGAGGCCGTTGATGTCGAAAGCGTCACCGGCGAGAAAGCCTTTTTCGACCAAGTCGGGGAAGCCGCCGCAGTGGCTAAAACGTCACGGCATTCTGACACTCCGCTCGTTGAGACACCCCATTCAAGACGAATGGTAAGTCTTACTACCTACGAGTGGGCTGATCTTATCGACGATGCTGACAAAGTAAGAATGTTGGTTGACCCAACCTCTTCTTATGCTCGTGCCGCCGCCGCCGCAATTGGCAGATCTATGGATGATACCATAATCAGCGCTCTTGGTGGTACGTCAAAAACCGGCAAGGAAGGAACGACGGATACGTCATTTCCGTCTGGTCAAAAAATCGCTCATGGAAGTGGTGGATTGACAATTGCCAAACTGATAAGCGCGAAGAAAAAGCTCGATGCGAATAGTGTCGATCCGAGTATTCCGCGTTTTATCGTTGTGTCTCCAGAGCAGATCGAAGATTTGCTTAACACAACTTCTGTCACAAGCGCAGATTTCAACACTGTGCGTGCGCTAGTCCAAGGAGACGTAGATACGTTCGTCGGATTCAAGTTTATCGTGTCAAACCGATTAACCACTGACTCAACACCATCGCGGCTATGCTACGCATTTGCTCAAGATGGTATGAAGTTAGCTATTGGCAAAGACGTGATGGCTAAAATTGATGAGCGTGCAGACAAGTCTTACAGCACACAAGTTTTCTATTGTGCGACCTTTGGGGCAACCCGAATGGAAGAAGACAAAGTTGTTGAAATCGCTTGTAACGAATAGGAGGATTGAGAAATGGCTAATGTAAATCAAACTCTCGCCTCAAATTTTGTTGCGAGTCCACCAACAATGAGTCCAGTAACTCAACTGCATGGAAGTATGCGTGTCGCGTGCGGCACGATTGCTCTTGCGGCTGGTGACTTGAGTGCTGGTGACACCGTGATGTTGGCACCTGTGCCGACAGGTGCCGCTGTTATCAGTATCAAGTTATTTAACGATGACTTGGATTCCGGCACGACAAATACGTGTGATGTTGGCCTTTACACAAGTGACGGCGAAGTTACCGCAAAGGACGATGATTGCTACGCAAGTGCAATTCAAGACCTTCGTGGTGCCGTGACCACTGGGACTGAGGTGGCATTTGAAGCACGAAACATAAACTTAATGGGACAAAAGGTTTTTGAAGATGCTGGCGACAGCACTGACCCAAACACCCATTATTTTGTAGGACTGAAGTTTGACGCGGCGGGTGACACCGCTGGTGATCTCTCTTTTGTGATTACCTACATCGTTGACTAACGAGGAAGGGGGGTGCATGGCCCCCCTTTTTCTTTTCAGGAAAATTAAATGGCAAGTGACGTTGATATTTGTAACTCAGCGCTAAACATTATTGGCGCCAGTAATATTATTTCTTTGACAGAAGACAGCCGCGCCGCGCGTGTCTGCAATCAGCGTTATGAGTTTGTGCGAGATAGTGTATTTCGAGCGCATCCTTGGAATTGTCTAATTCGTCGTGTGAGCATTGCGGCTGATAGCGACACCCCGGCTTTTGAATTTAGTGCGCAACACAGTTTGCCTACCGACCCATATTGCTTGCGGGTGATACGCCCGGAAGATCCCGACACAGTTTTTCGCGTCGAGGGTCGAAAGATTATGAGTTCTACTACGCCCTTCAAAATGATTTATGTGGCAAGGATTACTGATCCAAACGAGTATGATCAACTTTTGATTGAAAGCATTGCGGCACGGCTTGCACACGAAATATCTTATGCGCTTGTAAATTCTGCAAACCTGACCGCGCAACTTTTTCAGCTATACACAAACAAATTATCGGAAGCGCGATTTGTTGATGCGACGGAAGGCACGCCAGATAACATTGTAAACATTGACCGTGCCAGCTACGCGGAAAGCAGTATTTTGGTGTCTAGTAGGTTTTAATGCCAAAAGTTTCAAAAGCGTTTGCAAACTTCACGTCTGGCGAGATCACGCCCAAACTACACGGACGTACCGACATAAATCGTTACGATAACGGCGCTGAAACGGTTGAAAACTTTTTGGTGCAAAGCCACGGTGGACTTTCACGGCGACCTGGCACAAGATTTATCAGTGAGGTGAAAACAAGTAGTAACGCAGTAAGACTTATTCCTTTCGAGTTTAACGTCGAGCAAGCCTACGTTTTAGAGTTTGGCCCAACATACTTCCGAATATATAAAGATGGCGGCCAAGTTGTATCTGGCGGGTCAGCCGTAGAAGTAACGACGACATATACGGCTGACGATCTTGGAACTTTAAAATTTGCGCAAGTTGCCGACGTAATGTACGTCGCTTCGCCTAATCGTATTTTGAGAAAAATTACGCGCACAAGTCACACGGCTTGGACTATCGCTGATGTTGATTTGCAACGCGGCCCTATGCTTGACCGCAATGTCACAACGACGACGCTAACATCGAACGGCGCAAGCGGTAATGTGACTATTACAGCTAGCGCTGATTTGTTTGCCAGTACTGATGTTGGCCGGTTGATAAAAATACAAGATGGCTTTGCAAAAATTACAGGCTTTACAAATGCAACAACGGTTGCCGCAACTGTACAGCAACTTGAAGATGGCCGAAGTGAGATACAGCCAAGCTATGCGGCAAGCACAATATCTTTTCACGAAGGCGACCCAGACAGTACCGGGCTTGAACACAATGACAGGATCGAAGACACAGCCGGAGGATTTGTTGCGCAAGGATTTAAGGTCGGCCAAACAATCACGATAGCCGGCACAAGTTCAAACAATACAACCGCTGGTCATTTGTTGGTCAGTGTTACAGATACAGTTTTACTTCTCGCGCCGGGTGCGGATCTTGCCGCTGAAAGCGCGGGGTCAAGTTTTACAATTGCCGGCAAGTTGGTGGCGGTAACAGATTGGGCGCTGGGCGCTTTCTCTAGCACTACAGGTTTTCCCCGTGCTGTGACGTTTTACGAACAGCGCATGGTTCTGGCCGCCACCGACGACCAACCCCAAACACTTTTCTTTTCGCAGTCTGGTGATTTTGAAAACTTTGAAGCCGGAGCCGAAGCCGACGATGGCATGGTGTACACCATTGGTTCAAACGAGGTGAACGTCATAAGGTTTTTGGCGTCTGCGCGTAACATGATTTGTGGGACTTCGGGCGGTGAGTTTGTGGTAAGGGCGGGGGCTGACGAGGCGATAACGCCAACCAACATTCAGATCAAACAACAGACAAAACACGGCGCGGCTGATCAATCGCATGCGCAAGTGGGTAATACAGTTTTGTTTGTACAGAGAGCAAAACGTAAACTAAGAGAGCTACGCTTTAACTTTGATGTCGATGGCTACATTGCTCCCGACCTCGCGCTGATTAGTGAGCATATCACTGAGGGCGGCATCACTGAGATGACCTATCAGCAGGAGCCAGACTCAATCGTTTGGTGTGTGAGGGCTGATGGTCAACTTGTTTGCATGACGTACAAGCGTGAAGAAGAGGTGATCGGCTGGTCCCGCCAAATTATTGGTGGGGCTTTTGGGACAGGTAATTCGGTGGTCGAAAGGGTTGTGTCTATTCCCGGCGATTTGGATGAAGATGATGTTTATATGGTGGTTAAGCGCACAATCAACGGCGCAACCAAACGCTATATTGAATATATAGAAAACTTTGATTTCGGCACTGATATTAATGACGCAATCTTTGTTGATAGCTCTCTAACATATACCGGCGTGACTTCCACGCTTGCTGGAGCCGAGGCGGCTGATCAGACAACAATCACGCTTGCCGATGGGTCGAGTTTTACAAGTAGCGGCGCAATCAAGATCGGTACGGAAATCATTACCTACACGGGTAAAAGTTCAAATGATTTAACGGGCTGTGTGCGCGGTGTGGTTGGCCCGGCGGCGGCACATGCCAGCGGCGCGACAGTAACGCAAGCGGCAAATAGCCTGTCAGGTTTATCCCATTTGGAAGGTCAAACTGTCGGCATATTAGGCGATGGTGCAGTGCATCCTGACAAAACCGTATCGTCGGGTGCGGTAAGTTTAGACCGATATGTTTTGAAAGCGCATGTGGGACTCAATTACAACTCAACTCTTACCACGTTGCGCGTTGACGCCGGAAGCGCTCAAGGCACAAGTCAAGGCAAAATTAAACGCATAAATGAGTTGACGGTGCGGCTATTCAGAAGCGTTGGTTTAAAAGTTGGCCGTGACTCTAGCAACTTAGATATTGTTCCGTTTCGATCCAGTGCAGATGAAATGGACGCGCCGATTGATTTGTTTACAGGTGATAAAGAGATTGAACTGAATGGTAACTATGACACGGACGGTCAGGTAACTATCCGACAGGATCAACCGTTGCCTATGACTGTCCTCGCTGTCTACGCAACCTTGAGTACATTTGACCAGTGATTGTTGTTGATTACGAGCCGGCGCACGCCGATGATATTTTACAAGGTCGGATGAACGACGAAAGAGGTCGTCCACTGGAACAATTAGGCGATTTTACTTCCGCTTTTGCTGTGGATTATATGGCTTTTACGGCTTTAGAAAATGGTCATGTAATTGCTTGCGCCGGAATTTACAAATTGTGGTCAGGTGTTGGCGAGGCGTGGTTGCTTGCCAGTGAACGCATACACAATAACCGAATAAGCGTTGCACGGGCTGTCCGGCTTGGCATGAAAAATATTATTGATGAGCAAGAGCTGTGGCGCGTGCAAACGGCTATGCGTTCTGATTGGCCTTTGCTTGAAAGATGGGCCAAATTTCTTGGCATGAAACACGAAGGCTCAATGCAAAAATACGGTGTTGACGGTTCTGATTGGGAAAGGTGGGCGTGGGTGAATGGGTGATCCAATTTCTATTGGTTTAGCAATTGCTGGAACAGCAACAAGTGTTGTGGGTTCTGTGCGCCAAGCGGGAGCTTTGCGTCAAGCTGGTGAGCAAGCCGAGAAGACAGCCCGGTATAATCAAAGTATTCGAGAGCGTAACGCAAAGGTTGCTGAAAACAATGCAGACTATCGCCGCCGGGTTGGTGAACGAGAGGTCGGACGTTTTCAGGAACAATTTGGAAAAGTGCAAGCGCGCGCTGGTGTGGCGTTCCGCAAGGCGGGAGTTGTAGCCAGCACTGGTACACCTCTTCAGGTACTTATGGAAAACGCAAACCAAGCAGAAATTGATGCTCAAACAATTAGACTGCAAGCGCTGACAGATGCGGGTCAGTTGCGAGAACAAGCGGCGAATGAGAGATTGGCGGGTCAATTGACATTATTAGAAGGACGAAGCCAGAGAGCGGCGTCAAACATGCAAGCACGTTCCACAATGGTTGATGCATTTACGTCACTTGCTCAAGGTGGGTATCGTGTTAGGAAACTTATTAAATGAAGGTGCCAACTTATGAGGCGCGTCAACAAGCGCCACGTCAAGGGCAAGGCCGTTTTTTAACAGCGCAGTTGTCACCATCTGCAATGATTGCGCCGTCACGCGCGGCGGCTGACCAAGCGCAACAGTTAGCAAGGACAGGCGATAAGATTGCAGAATTTGGTTTTAAAAAATTAGAAGCGGGGGCAAAACAGGAGGCTTTTGAGGCGGTCTCGAATTACGGTGTTGAACTAGCAACAGCCGAGGGTAATTTTTTACAATCCAATGTTTCAACAGCGGAGCAAGAGTATAAAAAAGAAAGTCAAAGACTTTATAAAAAGTATGCAAGCAAATTAAAAAATTCTTATGCTAGAAGTTCATTTGCCTCTAACGCGATAAAATTACAATCACAAAGCACAATAAATTTTGTTAGAAAAAACAATGCAAGAGTGATTGCACAAGCGGAAACAAATATATCAAACGATCTAAACAGTAATTTAAAAATTGCAACGAACCCTAATAATAAGATGCAATTGCGTAGAGAGGCATTGGCTGAGAATTTTTTTATTCTTCAAGAGGCAAAAAATACTCTTGGGCCTGAAAAGCATAAAACCTTTGCCGACACAATGTATATGTCATTAGCTAACGATACTTTGTCTTTTTTTATAAACATCAAACCAGAAAACGCTGAAGAAATTGTTGACAATTTCAGAGAAAATAAGAGTACCGATGATATACTACAAGCGGCTCGAAATAATCTTTCTGAAACTGAAGTGAGCAAAATAGCAACTAATATCGAGAAAATAATACGAAGTAACCGTGAACGAGAAAACGATATTGAACAAAGACAACAAGACGAAGAAAAAGACAAAGATAGAAAATTGTTTCGGGAATATCTTTTTGGTGACAAGCCAGAATCAAAAAAAACAGAGATTTTTAACCAATTGAAGATGAGTACCTTTGTATCCGTCTCTGAATTAAAGTTGGCACGAAAATTTGTAATGAGTGGTGGCTCTCAGGGATCATTTAACAACACCCAAGATGTTTTTGTACTTTCTCAAGCCATAATTAATGAAGAGATTACGAACACGGATCAAATAATAAAACGAATAGATGACGACAAACTTAATGTTAATTATCAAACCTTACGAACAGTTTTGTATCCATTGATTGAAGCGACTAAAGACAAAAATTTTAAAAACGCTCTTACTTGGGGGTTGAGTACAATTGGTTTTACCGAGTCCGTTGCGGCAAGTGGCACTTTAGATATAGGTTTTAAAATAGATAAAGCAACAAAATTTAAAGCGGAAATGCTGGATTGGCAATTTGCGCAAAAAAAGAAAAAGACCCGCGACAAAGTTTATCTAAGTGCAATGACAAAAGCTAAAGCAGTAATAGACAATTTAAGCAACATGGTTGATCCTGATGCGGAATTACTGATTTTTCGTCTTGCAACTCGATTGAAAAAAGCAAATAAAGGTGGTGATTCGACAAAAATAGCAACCAGTAAAGAAGCGCTTATAACAACACTGATACAGTATGGTAGAGTAACGGCGAGCGAAGCTCTGGCACCGGATTACAATCCTTTAAAACGGCTAGGGAAATAGTAATGGAAGACCTAGAAGAAATGTTTCTGCGCATGCGTTCAAATGATGAACTAGACGGTGATCTAACGTCACTTAACGCCGTTAAGTGGGACAGAGTTGAATTTGATAAAGACGGTGATCGTATTGGGTATGATGACGTTACAGGTCAATCTTATTCGTTGGGGCCAATGCCACCGGGTGTGCCACCCGCAACAGTGTCAAATATTTCGCGTTCCGTCGTAGGGGGCGCAATAGGCGACGCTGGCAAGTCTTTTGATAATTTTGTTAAGAGTCTTGGTAAATATAAAGTTGATATTCCGTTTGAGGCGGTTCTTGATACGTTTGGGATGAAAACACCCAAGGCTTTACAAAACGTAAAACTAACCGCTGAAGATGCAGTTAGATTATTTACCGGGGATATAGGGCGTTTGGTTAATGAAATGTCAAATGGGTTTTACCCTGTTGTTGGTAAGGGCAATACTTTACGTCTGAAACCAGAAGCGCTCGATCTTTTAGTGCCTCTTGAAGTAATCGTGCCAGCGGCAAAACCTGTTTCAAAAGCTGTAAAAAAAATGGCCGAGCAACAAGAACTTAATTTCGCCCCGCCGTTGCAACAGTAGAAAGATAATTCATGGCTATATCTGAACAGGCGGCTGAAGCCTCACGCCGTGGCGGTCCCCTATTGCCTGATGATGGCGTACCAAAGGATGATAATATTCAAGTCGCTGGCATTGGTTCTTTTTTTACAAAAAAGTTGGGTCAGAAAGCTGAAAACGAGATAGACGATGTTTCTGCAAATGCACAGCCAGAAAATTTAAACAGCAGTCCCGAAACAGATCCAGAGAAGCCAGCGGTAAATACAACAGAAGAAAATTTAAGTAAGGAAACGCTAAATCCACAAACATCACGAATTGATGATAGTCCGACAACAACAGAGGACGTAACTCCAAAACCGAAAACATCAAATCCGACGCGCACAGCCGAGCCAGAAATAAACTTCGATGATTACCTTAAGCCAAAAACTGATGCGTACAAGGGCCAAGATTTTAATTTTAGTAATATTGAAACAACAGAACAAGCAAAGAAACTAATCAATCAAGTCAGTATTGATTACGCGGCAAAAACTAAAGTTGCAAAAGGTGGTGTTGTCACTGACAAGACAACGCGCGAAGTTGCAGACATGTTGGGGATTGATGGCGATGCCGCAAAAAGGGCCATTGAAACCTTACCGTCTGATGTAAAGGATTTAAATATTAGAGCGCTTGTAATGCGCGACATGATGATCAAGTCGGCTGAAGAGGTTGATAAACTTGCGCGGATTGTTGCTGGCCCAAGTGCCGATGTCAGTGATGCACAGAGATTTGCTTTTCGTCAAAAATTGACTGAGCATGCTTCCCTGCAAGCAAGCATGAAGGGCGTGCAAACTGAAATAGCCCGTGCGTTGGCTGGTTATAGAATACCGGCTAATGCCACTGCCCTTGAACGATCACAATATATTCAAGATATTTTAGAGAATACGGGTGGGCCAAGAGTAGCTGAAGATTTAGCAAAGCGCTGGTTGCAAACCCCGATGAAAGATAAAGGACGCATTACGATTGGATGGGCGGCGAAAACTAGGGCGGCTGTTTTTGAAATATGGATAAATGGTTTGCTTTCATCATTGCGCACCCAAACAATTAACCTTGGTGGTAATTCAATATTTCGTTCTTGGCAATTACCAGAACGGGCGGTTGGTGGTTTAATCGGTTCAGCCCGTCAACTGCTTCCTAATGCAGACCCAGATCGAGTTGCCGCCTTAGAATTTGTCCATCAAATGCATGGTTGGGTTGAAACCATACCAGACGCATTCCGAATTGCGGCAAAAGTTTTTCGCACTGATACACCGCAAAGCCCAACCAGTAGAGTAGAACTTACTCGTACACGCGCAATCGAGGTTGGCCCAGACAGTATGCAAGGCTTTGGCTTTATACGACACATGACTAATTATTTTGGCTCATTTGTGCGATTGCCTAGCCGTTTCCTTATGGCGGCTGATGAGTATGGAAAAGCAATTGGCAACCGTATGGAATTAAGAGCGCAAGCGGCGCGATCTGCCCAGAGAATAAAAGATGCTGGCGGCACAAAACAAGAAGCACAAAATGCTTATGCATCTGTATTGCGTGGCGAGAGTGAGGTTGCAAATGCAGAAGCAAGGCAATTTGCGGATATTACAACTTTTACTAAAGTGTTGGACGAAAAAGGTCAGGCTTTTACAAAACTTGTAAACAAATTTCCGGGCGCACGCTTGATTTTGCCATTTATTAGAACACCAGCAAATATTTTAAAAGAATTAATCAAACGCACACCAGCCGCACCTATTTTAAAAGAAGTTCGGCAAGACATATTAGCCGGTGGTGCGAAACGTGATCTTGCTTATGCAAGGGTCGCCATTGGAACCTCCGCTATGTGTTATGGGGTCAATCTTGCCGAGCAAGGGGTTATAACAGGTGGCGGCCCTAAAGACCCCAACATGCGAAAAATATGGCTTATGACAAATCAACCGTACAGCATAAAAATTAATGATAAATGGTATCCGTATGGAAGACTTGAACCGATTGGCACGTTGTTTGGTATGGCCGCTGATTACTACGAATTTAATGCATGGAAACCAACGGAACAAACCGACTCTGAGGACACCAGTTTAGAAATTCAAGCATTAGCCGTGGTGTTGCAAAACGCCGGCCAGAAAACATTTTTGATGGGTTTGGCGGATGCGGCACGGGCAATAAGTGATCCAACGAGATATGGTGAAAGTTGGGTGCAAAGATTAACGGGCGGTCTAGCTCAACCTCTTTATTCATCAATGTTGCGCGATGTTGAAAAGGCAATTGATCCAGAACTTTCTGAGAAAAAAGTTGATCCAACTACTGAAATGCGAATCAAAGGAAAAACAGTTCCCGGTGTGCAAGCGTTTTATCGTGCGCTTAATGAAGTCAAATCAAGGACTCCGGGTTGGAATGACGATTTGCCACCACGGCGTAATTTTTGGGGTGAAGAAATAAAGGCTTTTGATGGCGAATGGTATCAAGCCTTTAATGCGTTCGCACCAAAAAAAGTAAAAGTTGATGAAGTAGTAAGCGAAATATTGAGATTAAAAGTACCTATTGCCATGCCGCGTAGAGCGATTACGGAAAATGGCACAAGCGTAAAATTAACTCCGAAGCAATACGACAAGTTAGTTGTTTCTATGAACAACATAAAAACACAAAACCAGAATACAAATACAGAAATGAACATGAGGCAATATATGGGGTGGTTGATAAAAAAGCCCCGATACTACGGAGCCTCAGAAACAGATCAAGCAAAGGAATTAAGAAATGTGCGCAATAAATTTTTAAAAGCGGCACAGATGAAATTATTAAAAGACGATATTGAATTATTTGAACGATACATAGTGAAGGCGGCACAAAAATGACTGTATCCTCTACCACAACTAAAAATAGCTACAGCGGCGATGGCTCAACAACAACCTTTGCGTATGCGTTTAAGATTTTTGCTGACGCTGATCTGCAAGTTATTATTCGATCAAGCACTGGCACTGAAACAACAAAAACTCTCTCTACACATTACACGGTTACAAATGCGGGTAACGACAGTGGCGGCAATGTTGTCTTTACCAGCGGCAATATCCCCGCGTCTGGAGAGACAGTTGTAATACGGCGCAACCTTACACAGACCCAAGGCACAGACTTTGTTGAGAATGATCCGTTCCCCGCTGAAAGCCATGAGTCAGCCCTTGATAGACTGACGTTCATTTGCCAAGCGATTCAAGAAGAATTGGATAGAACTTTTAAGATTAGTAAGACGAATACAATCACGACATCTGAATTTACGGATTCGGCCTCTGACCGCGCATCGAAAGTTTTAGGTTTTAGTAGTGACGGAAACAGCCTTACCGTTTTTGCTAACCCTGACACTGATGTAGAGCTTACCGCTATTGCTGGTCTAACATCTGCGGCAAACAAAATGATCAGATATACAGGGTCAGGCACCGCCGACCTAGTTGATTTTCTCGATCAAGATGACATGTCGTCTGACAGCAACAGTGCTGTGGCAAGTCAGCAAAGCATCAAAGCGTTTGTAGAAAGTGGTACAAGCACGCTGTCAAACAAAACTTTAAATTTCCCCAAGTTTGCTGACGGCGGTTTTCTAGCAGACAACAATGGCAATGAGGCAATAAAAATTACAACGACTGCCAGTGCGGTGAATGAATTGACCGTTACAAATGCGGCCACCGGCAATGCGGTAACTCTCAGCACAACAGGTGGCGATACAAATATTGATTTGACTCTTAGCCCAAAGGGAACTGGAGAGGTCAACATTGCGGCTGGTAATTTGAATTACGCTGGTACAGCCGTCACAGCAACGGGCGCAGAGTTAAACATCCTAGATGGCGTAACCAGCACAGCGTCAGAACTAAATATACTTGATGGCGTTACTGCTACTGCAAGCGAACTCAACATATTAGATGGAGTAACTAGCACAGCTACAGAATTAAACATTATGGATGGAGTGACAAGCACGACGGCTGAACTAAACATATTAGATGGCGTAACCAGTACAGCTACAGAATTAAACATTATGGATGGCGACACAAGCGCAACTAGCACAACGGTTGCTGACGCTGACAGGGTGGTGTTCAACGATGCTGGAACAATGATGCAAGTTGCGGTGACGGATCTTGCTACATATTTTGGAACCGCCACGGTAGATCAAACGATCAAAACCTCAGATGGCGGTATACTGAATTTACAAACAAGCGACACAACCGTGACCGCAGATAGTGTTTTGGGAGCAGTCGATTTCAAAGCACCTGATGAAGGTTCAGGAACAGACGCAATTTTGTTAGCGGCAAGTATTTCGGCGGTTGCTGAAGACACTTTTGCCGCCGACAATAATGCAACCAGTTTGGTATTCAAAGTAGGCGCAAGCGAAGCGGCAACGGAAGCTGTCAGAATCAAATCAAACGGCAGGGTCGGCATTGGCGTTACGCCTAGCAATGATTTACACATCAAGTCATCAAATCCTGTTATTCGATTTGAAGATTCTGATGGTTCATCAAGTATCTTTGCACAAATTTTTACGGACGCTTCTGGAAAACTTTCATTTCGTGCAGACCCTGGCAACGCTGGTGGTTCGACAGGAATGTTCTTTGAAATTGACGGAGCAGAACGCGCACGACTTATGCCCACTGGTGACTTCACGATTACAGGGGCTATATCAAAAGGATCAGGCAGTTTTAAAATACCACATCCTTTGTCATCGAAAGCAAGCACTCACAATCTTGTACACAGTTTTCTGGAAGGCCCACAAGCTGATTTAATCTACAGAGGCAAGGTTGTTTTGTCTGGAGGTTCAGCCGAAGTAAATATTGATACTGTTTCTAATATGACCGTTGGAACTTTTGTTTTACTTAATGATGATGTGCAATGTTTTACATCAAATGAAACAGGGTTCACGATGGTCAAAGGCAGTGTGGATGGTAACGTGTTAACCATTACAGCCGCAGATAATTCATGCACAGACACGATTAGTTGGATGGTTGTTGGTGAGCGAAAAGACGCTCACATGATTTCAACAAATTGGACAGATTCTAATGGTAAAGTGATTGTCGAACCAGAAATAGAAACAGAATAATCAAAATCACATAAAACAGTTTGTTTTACTTATTGCATAACTTTAAGTAGCTAAAAACGGCTCAAATGGCGTTAAAAGCCTGTAGTCGCCCATACAGCGCGATCTCTGCTTTTTGCTACCACCGTAATCAAAATAACGCTAGACACCCATTCAGCGGCCATTGTAGCCGCTATTTTTTTGAGTAATTAGGAAAATCTATGCCAAAACCCAGCGTTCAAAGTGTTCAAGCACAAATTAATGTCCATGAACAAGTCTGCGCGGAAAGATGGAAAGAGACCATCGAGCGTATTAAACGGTTAGAGTTAATACTTATCTCATCCGCTGGTGCTGTGATTCTTTGTATGGCTGGATTGCTTTTTAAGTAAATGGACCCAATAACAATAAGCGGCGCAAT